CGCCTTCCGCAGTCGGCCGGACCCGGCGGCTTCGCGGCGCACGTAATGGCAACCCAGCGGGTCCTCGGCATCACCGCTGAGGACGCCCGGTCGGCCATCGAAGCCTACGTCGCCGACAAGAGCGGCGGCAACCTGCAGGCAGCTGGTGAGGCCCTGCAGCGCGCGTTCTCGGCAGCCGATGCAGCCCAGTTCTCCCGCGCCGAAGCCGGTCGCGGCCTCCGGGTCCTGCAGGAGCAGCGAACCCCGACCGACAAGCTCATCAGCAAGCTCGGCAAGCTGAAGCCCGAGCAGCTGCAGGAAGCCTTCATGGTGCTGCGCGACATCAGCCCGGAAAGCCCGGCCCAGGCGATCAAGGCTCTGCAGCAGTACCTGGACAAGCCGACCACGGCCGACCTCATCGTCCAGGTGTTCAAGAACAACGTGCTGACCGGCACGGCGACCCACATCGTCAACGTGGCGTCGAACTCGGCTAAGTTGGGTGGCCAGCACTTCGAGGGCATCATCTCGGGTGCCGTCCGCCTGGACGCCCAGGCTGTCGCCGCCAGCGGCCGGGCTATCTACGAGAACGCCCGGGCCCTGAACTACGCCATTCGCGCCTCAGGAACCGCCATCAAGCGGGGCTCCGGCGTGCTTGACCCTCGCAACGCCCAGCTGGACAACGGGTATCACCTGAAGAACCTGCAGGACCTCTACGACGGGGTCAACTCGGGGAACCTCTGGCAGGCCCACCTGTCCGCCACCAAGGCCCTGCTGGGCGACGGCGCGCTGCGTATCCTGGGCGGCGGCGACGAGCTGTTCAAGCAGATCAGCTACCGCGGAAAGGTGGCCGGCGACGCCTGGGCCGAAGGCGCCCTGGCGCTGAAGCTGCGCGGTGCCGACCTCGACGCCCATGTCGAGCGCGCCCTGCGTAACGCCATCGACCCGGTGAGCGGACGTGCAACGAACGCCGAGGCCCTGGCCTTCGCGCGCGAGACCACGTTTACTCAGGACCTCCGCAAGGACACCTTCTTCGGCCAGCTCGGTCAGCGCACGCAGAACTTCGTGGGCGGTGATGGCTACATGGCTAAGGCCCTGCAGATCGTGATCCCGTTCGTCAAGACCCCGTCGAACATCCTCGACGACTTCTGGCAGCGAAGCCCGCTGAACCTGACGCTGTACAACGAGATGGTTTCGGGCAGCCCCAAGGTCCGCGCGGACGCCATCGCCCGGTTCACCACGGGGGCTTCGCTGTCCGCCTTCGCGATCTCCCTCGCCGAGGATGGCCTCATCACTGGCGCCGGCCCGTCCGACCCGGAGATGAAGAAGCTGTGGTCGGAAGATCACGAGGCCTACTCGATCAAGGTCGGCGACAAGTGGTACTCCTACCAGCGGTTCGATCCGTCCGGCGCCCACCTGGGTCTCATCGCGGACGCCGCGGAGCTGATGCGGCTTGCGGGCGAGGACGACCAGCTGGACATCATCAAGTCCGTGTCGTCCATGCTGGCCCGGCAGTTCAAGTCGAAGACCTTCCTCCGCGGTATGACGGAACTGCTGAACGGCATCACTGACCCCGAGCGTGGTGGCCTTGAACGGCTGTCGCAGAACATCGTGGGCGCCGTCGTGCCGTCCCTGGCAGGCTCTTTCAAGGACGACGGGTACTCCCGGGAGGTACGCGGACTCATCGACGCCATCAAGAACCGTCTCCCCGGTTACTCCAAGAACCTCCCTCCGCGCCGCAATATGTTCGGAGAGCCGGTCCTGGTCAGCGAGGGCGGCGGCTGGCAGCCGATCCGGCAGCGCACCGACAAGGACAACAAGGCCCTGGAGAAGATCGTCGAGGCCTATGCGAACACCGGGCGCGAGTTCGGCGGGTTCGCCAAGACCACGGACGGCGTCGACTGGACGGAGTTCGAGGCGAAGCACCCGACCACCGGGCGCCTCATCTCGGCCTACGACCGGGCCGGCGAGGAGTTGGCGGCGCTTCCGGTCCGTCAGGTTGTGACCGCCCTGGTCACCGCCCCGGGCTTCGATGATCTGTCCGACGAGATCAAGGCCCAGCGCATCAGCGCCACCGTGGCGAAGTTCCGCGAGGTCGCCCGCAAGAAGGTCCTCGCCATGCCGGAGTACGCGGAGCTGGAGAAGCAGACGAAGATCGCAAAGTTCAGCCGCCGAGGGGCCCCCAAGGACCTCCTCGAACAGCTGCAGTAACAAGGCGCGCCCCTGGCTAACCCCGGGGGCGCCCATCCACCCACGGAGGCCCCATGTCCACCGTCCCCCTCAACTCGGGATACCCATTCAGCCTTCGCTCGTACATCGGCGACGGCACCACGCAGAACTACGCCGTCGACTTCCCGTACCTGGACACCTCCCACGTCAAGGTCTACCTGGACGGCACCCCTCAGACGGCCGGGTTCAGCTTCCTGACCGCCGGCACCCTGCGCTTCGACGCCGCCCCGGCTGTCGCAGCCGCCATCCTCATCCGCCGCGAGACCCCGGTCATCGACCCACTCGTGGTCTACACGGACCCCTCCACGCTGAAGGGTGCCAACCTGAACCGCAATGCGCGGCAGGCCCTCTACATCCTCCAGGAGCAGTCGGACTTGCTGCTGGGCAACATCCCGGTCCTCGACGACGTGGCCCAGGCCCTCGCAGACGCCCTCCAGGCGGTCGTGGACGCCACGGCACAGAAGACCCTGGCCCAGACTGCACGGACCGGGGCTGAGGCTGCCCAGACCGCAGCGGCTGCCTCCCAGGCGGCTGTCGATGCCACTCTCGCGACGCTGCGGTTCAGCTATGACATCGTCTGCTCCGTCCCGTACCGCCCCACCACGGGCGAAGTGCTGGGCGTCCATACGATGACCCGGGCCGGTACGATCCCGGCGGGCGCCCTGAGCAGCCTGATCGGCACCGACACCGCCGGTACTGCGGACCTCACGGTGACCATCAAGGTCGACGGGGTCACCATCGGTACCGCGACGATCACCGCTGGCTCCACCCTGGGCGGCCTCTCGATTGCCTCCCCGGTCGCCCTGGTTCCCGGCAGCGTCGTCACGTTCGTGGCCCCCGCCGCGGACATCAACCACCCGCCCATCCACTCCACGACCCTCCGGGTCACCCTGACCTGATGAGGTAGAACGATGAGCAAGTCCACGGTGACTGCAACTGTCGTGGTGACCGATGCTGAGACCCCCGGGTTCGGCGAGTTCTCGGTGTATGGTTACCTCGCGGTCGCCACCAGCGACGCGGCGTACAGTCATGAGCCGGATCGGCGGAACGACGCGGACTTCGTGGGAAAGACGTTTCCGGTCTCTGTGCTCCCCGCAGGTTACTCAGCGACGGGCTCGGCCAAGCGGCTGTTGCAGGACTTCGTAAAGGCGACCCCGGACGGCGGGAACCCCAAGGCTTCATACGCCATCGGCGACCTGTTCTCCTCGAACCCGGTTGGGTGCGGCTCCCCAATTACCTACCGCGGGAACACGCGGGAGGTGCGATACGGGGTGGACGGGTACGACACGGTCGTCAAGGCCACCGACGCCACTCCGTACACGGTGAAGACCAAGGACTTCTCGGCCGAGCTGGCGTACGCCGTGCAGTACCCGGAAAGCACCTCGACCCCGTTCACCAGAGCGAACCTGGAGTCCTCCTCGGACTACAGCGTCGCCCTTGCAGTGGCCGGGCCGCAGCGCTACCGATTCATGCAGTGGTGGACCCCGCCCCCGGATGGCTTCCCTGGGGTGTTCCCGGCCGGGTTTCTCATGAGGATGTTGGTGATGACGGTCATCGTCCAGCCCCTGAGTGTTTCCCCGTTCAGCCCCGGGTACACCCAGGTGTTCACCGGAAGCTACTTCTGGCGGGACCTCTATCCGTCCTTCGGAAACTACGTCTACTCGGTAAAGGAGGGGCCGTACAACTGCCAGTGCCTTCCCCTGGTCCTCCGTCCGGGCCGCGGCACGTACCGAGCAATCCGCTGGTACCCCGAGTGGCGCCCGGACACCCCACTGCTTCCTGTCGTCCCTCTGAAGCGCACAACGCGGCCCGCCGACATGGAGGGGGTGACCTACACGTCCCCAGAGGACATGGTCAACGAACTCCAGAACCTTTACGGGGTCACCCCGGGGACCCTTGCGGACATCCGTGGGTGGTCCCTGGCCAAGCCGGCCGGCAAAGGCCCGGCCATCTATCGGGGCTTCGGCTTCCAGACCGTGTCGGGGCCGCTCCAGACCCACAATGACATCCGGGACGATGGTCGGTATCTGTCCAGCTGGACGCACAATGAGGAGACGGGGGTGTTCACCCCGGTGTGGAGGTACCGGCGCCACAAGACAGTCCGCCTGAGCCCTGTGCTCACCGAGACGCTGACGATTCCAGGTGGCACGATTGCGGCGGACCCCCCGTGTTATCCCCTGTCGGCCAGTCTCGGTGATACAGTGTTCACCAGCAACCTCGCATCGTCCCCTGGAGTCGACAGCGTGTCCGCCACGATGCAGTGGACGGCCGAGACAGGGCAGCCGGTGTCGTCGGTGGTGAACTATCCGCACCTGTACGCCGAGAAGCTGGACAGCCCGTCGACCAAGTATGACGCCGTCGTCGTGCAGCCCACCCCCGCCATCCCCACCCCCTACGCGGTGGTCGACGGGGTTCCCAATGCGGCCCTCGTGGAGTTCCTGGCAGCCAACTCGCTCACCTTCGAGGAGCTTGTGCTGTACGTGGAAAGCATCCCGATGACCATGGACGACTACCTCGCACTGTTCGGGACCCCGGCGAACCCCGGGGAGAACCTGGACGTAGACCCCTTGTAAAATGGCCCCAAATGACCGATCACTCTACCCGCGACCTCATCGTCGCAGAAAAGCTCGGTGAACTGACGGCGACGGTGAACGGCCTCGTGCTGGCCGTGGCGGACCTCAAGAGCGATCTTGGTTCCCGTCACGGCAAGCTGGAGGACCGTATCTCCGCCCTAGAGGCGTGGCGCTACAAGCTCCTCGGCGCTGCCGGCGTGCTTGCGTACATCGCCCAGTTCATCCCGAAGCCCTTCTAACACCCACCAGGAGACACCAATGGCAACCCAGTTGCTCAACGCCGCAGCCGTAACGACCACCAGCGGCTCCGTCAGCGCCGTCCCGGGCGACATTCAGAGTCGATCCGTCCTCATCACCAGCGACAACGCGGGCGCCTCCGTTCAGACCGAGGCCTCGGCAGACGGCGTGACGTGGCTCCCCCTGGGCGCCGCAGTAGCCAACACCACCGCCGTGCAGACCGTCCCGTCCGCGCTGTGGGTCCGTGTGGTCCTCACCCGCTCCGCGGGCACCGCTTCCGCCTGGGTGGCCTAAGATGAGCGATGACGCGCTGCACAAGATTTACGCGGACATCCACCTTGAGACGGCCAAGCTCCTGCTGCAGCGCATCAGGGAAGGATCGGCCACCGCTGCGGACCTGTCGGTGGCCCGTGCGATCCTCAAGGACAACAACATCGTCGCCAAGCCGGTCGGCGGCAGTCCGCTCAACAACCTCGCTGCCAGCCTGCCTCAGTTCGACGACGGCATCACCTACCAGTAATCCAGGACGACACCAATGACTGCAACCCTCCGCGACCCCAACGAGGTACCATTCTTTCGAGGGACCACGGCGGCGGTCGCGGAGGCGAACTCCTACACGGACGCGCAGGTGGCCACCCTCGGCGCCATCTACGAACCGCTGGGCGCCTCTGCAGCCGCTGTGGCCGCTCACGAGGCCCTTCCTGACCCGCACCCGCAGTACCTGACCCCTGCAGAAGGGGCAGCCGCCTACGACGCCCTGGGGGCCGCTGCAGCAGCCGTGGCGGCACATGAGGCCCTGCCTGACCCCCACCCGGGGTACCTGACGCCCGCCGAGGGTGCCGCTGCGTATGACGCGCTCGGCGCTGCAGCTGCTGCGGTGTCCGCTCACGAGGCGCTGGCGGACCCGCACCCCGGCTACCTCACGCCGGCCGAGGGCGACGCCGCCTACCAGCCCCTCGACGCCGAGCTGACGGCCATCGCCGGCCTGACCAGCGCCGCCGACCGGGGCCTCTACTTCACCGGCGCGGGCACCGCGGCCACCTACACGTTCACCGGGTTCGCCCGGACGCTCCTCGACGACGTGGACGCTGCCGCCTCCAGGGCGACCCTGGGCCTCGGCACCATGGCGACCCAGAACGCGAACGCCGTGGCGATCACCGGCGGCACCGCCTTGCTGACCTCGACGGGTGTGAGCGGTGCGGTAACCCCACTCGCCATTGACTTCGAGGGTGCCGGCGCCAACGTCTTCAACATCGTGAACTTCCGCGGGTTCAAGAACGGCGCCACCACGGCGCAGTCCTTCTTCGGCTTCTACACCGCTGGCGGGACCATCGCCTCGCCGACGAACGCTGGCGTGGGCACCGGCATGGGCGGTATGCTCTGGCGTCAGTACGAGTCCGGGGACTACCGGGAAATCATGCGGATCACCGGGGTCTCGACCGGGGCCTACGTGTCTGGCTCGAACATGCCCGGGTACCTGCAGTTCTCCGGGGACCTCGGGGCGACGTGGGCCGCTCGCTTCCTGTCCACCAACAGGTCCCTGTTCAACGGGGCGACCGACGATGGGGTGAACGCGGTGCAGGTTACCGGCGCCGTCAAGGCATCGACCGGCTTCCGCCCCGGCAACGCCGCGGTGGCCGACACGACCCTGCTCGACTGGTATGAGGAGGGGACGTTCACCCCGCGGATTGATGGGGGGACGAGCGCCGGGTCCGGGACCTACAGCCAGCAGATCGGACGATTTCAGCGCGTGGGAAACCGCGTGAGCTGCCTAATCCGCCTCGCGTGGTCGGCCCACACCGGCACCGGGGACATTCGCATCGCTGGCCTCCCGTTCACGGTGTCGAACGCCTCGGGCGTGAACATCCACGTTGGCTCCATGTTTGCGTCAGGGCTCACGTTTACGGCCGGTTCCCTGGTGGCTCCGGTAGCCATCGCCAACACCACGTACTGCAACATCAACGAAACCACCAACGGCGCGGCTGTGACGAACGTCCAGATGGACACCGTCGTGACCGCTCTGGTCGTCAACATCACCTACGAGGTCTAACCCATGCCCTTCGCAATCCCCATCATCAGCGAGATATTCGCCATTGGACGCACGTGGCTCACCGGCAAGCAGAAGGTCCAGGAGGCCAAGGACACCCGGGCAGCCGAACTCATCACGCAGCAGGGCACCTGGGAGCAGATCATGGCCCAGGGGTCAACCACGTCGTGGAAAGACGAGTGGCTGACGGTCCTGTTCTCGATCCCCCTGGTCATGTGCTTCATCCCGGGGCTGGTGAAGTTCGTCGTCCAGGGCTTCGCCGCCCTCGACACGATGCCTGAGTGGTACATCTACACCCTCTCGGTCATCGTGGCTGCCAGCTTCGGCGTCAAGTCGGTCATCGGCGCCTACACGGCCCTGAAGAAGTAATCCCGCGGAGCCCCTGTAAGGCCCTGCAAGCCCCTCCCCCGGTACACTGGGGGCGGGGTGTTTCTGAAAGCTCCCCAGGCGCGCTCTGCGGGGCTCCCAGAAGCACCTCATACACCCACACGAGGCCCATTCCAATGGCTCACCCAAGAATAGTTGAAACCGGCTGGGCCACCCTGGCCTCATCCCCTCCCCAGGACATCATGGCGGCGCTCGGGCGGTACGACGGGATCACCCACGGCCTGCAGTTCGGTCTGAACACCGACATCGACACCGCGACGGCCCCCGAAGACCTCTGGGGCGGCGGCGGGGTATACACCGGGTTCCCTGTGGACCTCGGTGGGGCCTGCTCAGTGGTCTCCACGAGCGCCAGCGACACCGGCCGGCTCACCGTCCGCGGCCTGAAGACCCCGACCTCGACGGCCTACGAGACCGAGTCCGTGTTCCTGAACGGGACCACCCCGGTTGCGCTGGCCAACAGCTGGTACCGCATCAACCTTATGGACTACTCCGGGACGGCCACCACGTTCAACCTGGGGACCATCTCAGCCTACCGGACGGCAGTTCCGGCGACCGTGTTCTGTACCGTTCAGATCGGGCGCAGCCGCTCGAAGTGTGGGGCCTACACCGTCCCGGCCGGTTCGACCGCCTACATCACCTCGATCTCGATGGACATGGTCCGCCAGCCGTCAGGGGCGACCCAGTACGCCGCCGGGGACCTGTGGTTCCGCAGCTACCTCGGAACGGCGCGCATGTTGACCCCGGTCGAGTGCGGATCGAACACCCCGTACCGCGAGAACTTCCTCCCCGGCGCCGTCCCCATTGCCTCGCTGTCCGACATAATCATCCGAGTGTCGTCCGTCTCCGCCAACGACACCGCGGTGGCCGGCGGTTTCCAATTCTACCTCGTGAGGAACATCTGATGAACCAGCACCACGACCTCATCCGGCACTTCGAAGGCTGCCACCTCAAGGCCTACCTCTGCCCCGCCGGAATCCCGACCATCGGCTATGGCCACACCCGCACGGTGACCCTCGCGGACGCCCGGCAGGGCCGCGTGATCTCCCGGGAGGCTGCCGAGGCCCTGCTCGCCATCGACCTGAAGCCCCTGGAGACCCTGGTGGCGCCTCTGGGGCTCGCAGAGCATCAGGCCGGTGCCCTGGTATCCCTCGGCTTCAATATCGGCGCCAGAGCCCTCCAGGGGTCCTCTGCGTGGCGTGCTGCTGCCGCCGGAGACCACGTGAAGGCGGCTGCCTCGATCCTGCTGTGGGACAAGGCCCGCGTCAACGGGGTCCTGACGGTCCTCCCGGGGCTCACCCGGCGCCGCAGGGCGGAGGCGCGGCTCTACATCGAAGGCCGCTGGATGGGTGACCACCAGTGATCCTCGACGCAGCGACCGAAAAGCGTGCCAAGGACGACTTCCGGGTCTTCCTGTTCCTCATCTGGAAACACCTGGGGCTCCCGTTCCCCACCGAGGTCCAGTACGACATCGCCGCGTACCTCCAGCACGGCCCCCGCCGCCTCATCATCGAGGCGTTCCGCGGTGTCGGCAAGTCCTGGATCACCGCGGCGTTCCTGCTTTGGCTCTGGTACCGAGACCCGGACGTGAAGATCATGGCGGTCTCGGCCTCCAAGGTTCGCGCCGACGACCTCAGCAACTTCTGCATCAGGCTCATCAAGGAAGTCCCCTTCCTGAATCACCTCGCGCCGACCCAGGACCAGCGAGACAGCCGCATCATCTTCGACGTGGGCCCTGCGAAGACCTCGAAGGACCCCTCCATGAAGTCGGTAGGCATCACGGGCCAGCTCACGGGCTCCCGCGCCGACATCATCCTGGCGGACGACATCGAGGTCCCGTCCAACTCGATGACCCAGGCCCAGCGCGACAAGCTGTCCGAGCTGGTGAAGGAATTCGACGCCGTGCTGAAGCCGGGTGGCCGCATCATCTACCTCGGCACTCCGCAGACCGAGCAGTCCCTCTACCTGACCCTGGCGACCCGCGGCTACGCCGTCCGCATCTGGCCAGTCCGTTACCCGGACCCGACCCGGATGACCGGCGTCTACCTCGACCGTCTTGCGCCGTGGATCAAGGCTGCCCTGGACGAGGGCAAGGTCAAGGCCGGAGACCCCGTGGAGCCCAAGCGGTTCCCCGAGGAGGACCTGCAGGAACGCGAGGCGTCTTACGGGCGCGCCGGCTTCAGCCTGCAGTTCATGCTCGACACCTCCCTGTCGGACGCCGACCTGTACCCGCTGAAGCTCCGGGACCTCGTGATCCTGTCCCTGGACTCGACCAAGGCCCCGATGTCGGTCGCCTGGGGCGAGACCCCGGACACCCGTATCCAGGACCTGGATCAGGTGGGCATGAACGGGGACCGCTGGAACCGCCCCATCTTCACCGACAAGGAATTCGCGTCCTACGAGGGGGCGGTGTGCTACGTCGATCCCTCCGGTCGCGGCAAGGACGAGACCTCCTGGGCCATCGTCAAGTGCCTGAACGGCTGGCTGTACCTCGCCTGCGTTGGCGGGAGCCTGTCTGGCTACGACGACGCCACCCTGAGCGCCATCGCGAAGGACTGCAAGACCCACGCGGTCCATCAGGTCCTCTGCGAGCCCAACTTCGGTGACGGCATGTTCACCAAGATGCTTCAGAAGACCCTGCGAGACATCTACCCGACCACCTGCGAGGACGCTGATCGGTCCGCCGGGCAGAAGGAACGCCGGGTCATCGACATCCTGGAGCCGGTGATGATGCAGCACCGCCTCGTGGTCGACGAGTCCCTGGTCCGCCGGGACAGCAAGCCCTGCTACCCCTCGATCCCCGAGGACCAGCAGCGCCAGTACCGCCTGTTCTACCAGATGACCCGCCTCACCCGCGAGAAGGGGGCCCTCCGGCACGACGACAGGATCGAAGCGGTGGCCGGCGCCGTCAAGTACTGGCTCGACCACATGGCCGTCGACCAGAACCAGAAGGTCGCCGACATGAAGGACGAGGCCCTGCGTGCCGAACTGCAGCGCCACATCGACCACGCCGTGGGCTTCAAGCGCAACACCAGCAACGCGGACGCCTGGGTCGACGACCCCGACTCCTGGGGTTGATCCTGCAGGGAAATTCTCGACCCACTCGTTCACCCGGCAGGGGATATGAAAGGGACCTTTATAAGACCTATATAGGGTACTTAGTAAGGTCCCTGTAGTACCCCAGTGAGACTGTAGGTGTCCTATGACTACACCTCCCCCTAACCTACCCACCATAGGGTACCCCATGAGACCTTCTGGGGTACCCTGATCCACCACAGGTACCTAGCATGACCGAGTCAGTCCTCACCGTTATCGAGTGGAACGACGCCTACAGCCCCACCGATGGCCCCTGGGTGTCCACCGGGGCCTGCTCCGAAGGCTGCGATGGCCCCCTCCCGATCATCACGGTGGGCTTCGTGTTCAAGGAGACCCACCAGTTCGTCGCCCTGGCTGCCTCAGCGGCCCTCGCAGACCTCCAGAAGGACCTCCTGGACGCCGAGGCGAACGTCTCGGGTGTCATGTTCATCCCCCAGACCCAGATCAGGAAGCGGTTCGAGATCGACGTGCTGCCCAAGGCGGCTGCCACAGCGGTGAACCAGTGGGTGTGTAAGGGGTACGACCGCCCGAGGCCGTAGAAGGGCCTCCCAGGGGCTCCCGTGGGGATCGAGTAAGGTCTCCGCGGGGTCCCTGTGGGGGTTGCGGCAAAATACCGGAAAAATCCGAGGGGTATTAAATCTACGTACCGGCTGGCAATTCCCCCCGTACACCCCATAAAGAACCGCGTGCGCGCGCATCGCGACTAGAGGAACCGTGATGCGCCCGCATCGCGACTAGAGGAACCGTGATGCGCCTGTGTCGCGACTAGAGGAACCGTGACGGGGTGAACTGGGAGGGGCCGAGGGGGGCCGAGGGAGGGGCCGAGGGAGGGACCAGGGAGGGACCAGGGAGGGACCAGGGAGGGACCAGGGAGGGACCAGGGAGGGACCAGGGGGTTGTTGCGGTGCAGCGGGGCCTTACCAGGGCCGGCCATTTCCCCACGCTATGCCGTTTTTTCGTGGTGTCTATATCACGCGCATCATGCGCGCCTTGCGCTCACCTCAAGGCCCCTCAAGGAACCACGCGGGCGCGCGTCGCGACTAGAAGAACCACGCGCATTGAGCCCCGAAAAGCCAGCGCATCAACGAAATCAGGCACTTACGGCCATTCAGGGCCCCATCGAGACCCCAAACATACCGTTTATCTGCCTCAATATACCGTTCGTCGGCCGTACTGGACGGCGCCGGTCAATGGGCGGATAGTTCGAGTCGTGGAAAGCAGCAACGGCAAGGCAGCATCGGGAAAGGGAGTTCAGGACGCCGAATCTGGCGCTCTCTAACCGGATGGTCAATCGAAGGACCGTACAGGCCGACAAGGGGGACGGGATTGACAGCCACCGGAAAGTGTGAGGCGATAGCGGCACAGTAGCAAAGCGGCAAGAGGTAGGGGGGCTAGGTGATGCGCCAGTAAGGGCACACTGTCAAGGGCGCGAATCTGGGCTTGACCCAGTAGTGGTCCGAGGACTACCCTACTGGGGCCCGGTCTGGCAACGTCGGGTCCGGCCGCTGAAGTACGGCAGTAGCGGTTCAAGCGGCGACTAAGGGCCCCATCGGGTAGGCAGCATGGATGGGTGCAGATACTACGGGTTCAAGAGGGTACCCGCTATAGTCAAGCCTTGACGGTCTGGCACCACCCGCAAATAGGTGCCACGCTTCAAGGGTGGGTCAAGCAAGGGCTTGACAAGGGCCTGAAAGTGTGAAATGATTCACCGGCAGTCACAGAAGATAAGGCACGGGGCCCTTCAAAGTCCCCGCTAAGCAACAAGGTAAGGGCAGGTCAACCACGGGGTTGACAAGGGCCTGAAAGTGTGAGAAGATGGCATCGCAGTAACGGTGTGGCCCGGTACCTTGTACAGGCAATCGGCCCGGCTGGCCCCTTTCGATAACGGGGCGGTCCCTAGACCTTCTAGGGGTGGACCCAGACACCTGATCGGACTGGGGAACCGGGGAGTGACAACAATCCGGGGACTGGGGACCGCCTATACGGTATGGCCCAGTCGGACACCACGGGGAACCATGGGGTCCAAGGTAGCGGGGTTGCCAGAAGTGCAGCCACTAGCAGACAGCTAGACCGCCCGATGACGGTGTTCAAGGTAGGACGGCAGTAACGGCATGGCGGCGAACGGTGCGGGGTGGTTGACCGACCGGGGACCGCTCCCCATGGGAACCCCATGGTGTCACCGTGATGCGTCGGTCGGACTTGGCATCAAGGATTCAAGGAATAAGGCAGGGGCTACAGCTTATCAGCGGGCCCCTGCTGTCTTCCGCAAAGTGCACCATATCGGTGCTTTTTGTCGAGGACATTGCAATGCAAACTATCATCGTCGTTTCAATTGGCCGCTGCATCGGCTCCGAGCCCATGGGCGACACCCGCTGGCTGTCCTTCAAGGGGGACTTGCTGGAGACTGTGCGGGGACTTGCTGTCGACATCCTCCAGCGGCCCCTGATGCTCCCTATTGGGCCCGATGCGGACACTCAGGTGGGCTGCTGGCAGGGCGTGGCCTGCGAGGGCTCGGCCCTTGTGATGGCCATCATCGACCCGGTCAACCTGCCGAGGCTGTCCGGCCTGCTGTCGGTACTGGCTGCTCAGTATCAACAGGACGCCATCGGGCTGATCGTCCACAACAACGGGACCGACACCCTGTGCCATGCCCGGCACGCCCTGGCTGACGTGTAACTCAGGACCATCCACCATGGGGCCCCAGCGGGCTCCATGCTAGATTGCCCCGAACCAATGGAGAAACCCCATGCTCAAGATGCTCAAGGCTGCCGTGCGTGAACTGGCTGCCCTCACCTGCCCCTATCGTGTCGGCCACGTCTCCAAGACTGGCCAGACCATCGCTGTCCATGCTGCCATCGACTACCGCGAGGCCTGCGAGTGGGTGCGGCTGTCCCGGCCCCTCGGTGGCCGCTTTGTGATCCAACGGCTGGACTTCTGGGGCCGCGTCGAGGCCGAGAAGTGGGGCCAGTTCGACGATCTCCGGCTGGCGGCGCACTGATGGACCGCGACGAATGGCTGCACGTGGCGGCGATGCTCGGACTGGCTGTCTGGGCTGCTGTCACCCTGGTCCAGCTCGGGGTCTCCCTGGCTGGCTGACTGTTCACCATGGGCCCTGCTAAGGACCCATGCTAAACCGTCTGAACGACTGACTGGAGCCCACCATGGCCCGCGTACTCAAGCACCGCATCAAGACTGGCCCGAAGATGATGGACCACCTGCACCGGCTGGCGACCATCGGGGCCCCTCATAAGGACTGGTACGCCTCCGCAAGGGGCACCATTGACCGCTGGTGCGCCCAGAACGGCTGGAGCGTCGGCGAGTTCGTGTCCGTGATGGCCGTGCTGTCGCCCCGCTGCAGCGTCAAGCGGAACTGGGACAATACGGTGTGCGTGATGCGCTACGGCGCCCCGCTGCAGGGAACCATGAAGGGCCTGCACGTGTCCCTGAGCCACCTCCGGGCGACTGGCGAGATCAGGGGCCCGAAGACTGCCGCGTTTGCTCGGTGCCTGCTCGGCGACGAGTCGGCGCTGGTGCTTGACGTGTGGATGGCGAAGGCCCTAGGCGTGCCGCAGGCTGTGGTCACCCGCAAGGACAATCTGGGCATCGCCTACAAGCTGTGTGGCAAGATTGCCGGCCAGCGCGGCTGGACGATGGCCCAGACTCAGGCTGCGATCTGGTGCGGCATCTGCATCACGTCTGGGGTTCGCCCCGGAACCCTTGAGAACGCTGTGCAGGCGACTGCTCAGGTCTCGTTCGACTTCTGATCGCCGGACCACCGGCTGAGGCTGACCATGCACGACCACCCCAAGCGATTCAAGATCATCAAGGCTGGCGGCTCCGGGTCAATTGCCCGTCGCCAGTTCGTCCGTAATACCAGCGGCGATGTCATCATCATCAATGACGCCGCCACCGCCCAGCGGGTCGCCGAGCGCCTGACCTACAGGAACGGCATCGTCTACCTGCCCATCGAGTATTGACCATGGCCTCACCATACGCCGCAGGAACCCTGCTGGACACCGCGTGGTCCAGCGGGCACCGGCAGGGCCTCGCTGTCCGCCAGAAGGACGCCAGTAGGGCCGAGGCTGAGGCCCGCTGGTTCCGTAGCTGGCTGGCCCTTCAGGACCCCATGGGGCCCCGCCACCGGCTGCGTGACGCCTATTCGGCGGGCTACACGGCTGGCAACCCGGCCCCCGCTGTCGAGTACTTCCTGTGAGCGCCTACATCGGCAGGCGCTGCAAGCTGAGGCGCGGCGTGACGGGCTTCGGTGCCCGTGAAGGCCACGTGGCTACTGTGACGGCCGATGCTGGCCCACGGCAGCCGCTGTGGCCCCTGTCGATCCGCTTCGACACCATCCCGGGGCCCTACCGTATGCCCCTGACCATGTCGGTTCACCCTCGTGAACTCGACTTTCTGGAGGAATGACCATGGCCGCAGGCCACCGCGAGTCCCACTTCTGCATCAACGTCGCCGAGCAGCGCGGTACCGGCTGGCGCGGCGAGCCCTCCTATCACCACCTGTTCAACACCGACATCGTGTCGGAATCGCAGGCCCGCCACGTCTTCGGGCTGCTGGCTGAGCGGTTCCCTGCGCCCCAGTACAGGGTCACCATAGTCCACTGGGAGACTGTTGGGAGGACCGTGGCATGAACACCCGTATCCCCTGCATCATCCCGGTGGGCCCCTACGCCGGCCGCATCGGCTACTGGCTACCCGATGTGGCTGTCTACTGGAACGTCGCTGTCTGGCTTCCTGGGCAGGCGGTCGCCCTGTACTATTACCGGCGCGGCGGACTGACCCGGCCCACCGAGCACCAGCTGGACGAGCGCCTGAAGTCCATCCGCTGCCCCATCAATGCGGACCCCACCCCGGTGGCCCGCGCCCTGCTGCGCGCCGAGGAGGCATACATCTTGAGCCTGCAACGTACACAACCGCTGATACCCATTGGAACCCGAGTCCTACTCCGGTTCCGCGCCGGCCCTCCTCGCGAGGCCACCATCATCGAGCATCGCCCTGGCTGCGTGTCACCCTACGTGGTCGAGGCCCTGTCCACCCTCCGCTCGGGGCACTCGTTCGAGTGCCTCGCTGCACCTAGCGACTTCACTGTCATCACCACCGAGACCCCATCACCATGAACGACTCCACCACCATTGCCGCCTGGGCTGCCAAGCACGGCGCTCACCTGAACTATAACGGCGCCAACAAGGAACCCCGCCGCGGCTGGAGGGCCACCACCCGCATCTTCCTGGGGACCGCCCTGGTCGAGGGCGAGACTGTCGAGCGGGTCCTCACCATCGAGACCTCCAAGGACTCCCGCGGGGCCCTGTCGACCTGCTCGTCGATTGGCCACTCCCAGGAGGGCTTCACCACCACCCGCATCTTCAAGGACTTCATCAGGTGGGAGAAGGGCGACGTGACCCGGGTCACCGAAAAGGCTATCCGGGGTCAGCACGCTGCCGAGACCTCGCCGGAGCGCCTGGACGCCATCGTCGCCGCTGTCACGCTGCACTACCTCCGGCTCGGCGAACCCCTGCTGACCACGCGCCGACCCATCCCGAACTAAGGACACCTGACGATCATGCAAGGACTTCACACCATCGCCGAGGCCCAGCGGGGTCGCAACCTCAGCTCGGTCATCAACGGCCGGGACTCGCTGCCTGACATCAAGCTGACCCCGTGGCAGCGGGAGACCCTGGGCGCGCTCAAGCTGTCCGGCAGGACTGCCTACGCCAAGAGCGACGGCACCGTCCAGACCGTCACCCTCCGGGAGGCCCCTGCGGGAGGCTTCACGGAACAGTGGGTCACCCTGGTGACCGCTGGAGACCTCACGAAGACCCTCGGCGACCTTTACGGCGTCTGACCCACTCACCGCCCTGGAGCCCATCATGGCCATCAATTCCCGCGTCGACACCGACCGGCTGGACTACCTGCTGGCCTGCATCACCGACCACTACGTCCGCAAGGGCGAACCCCTCCTCACTGTTGCCCCGGCCCTCTGACATGACTACCAAGTTCCAGCGTGACACCCTCGAAACCCTCGCGGCCCTCGACTACGACGCTTTCGCCTGCCGCGATGGCACCGTGAGGGTCACCACGGTCACCGACGCACCCCGCGGGGGCTCCTGTGAGTCCCTTGAGTGGATCGTCTCGCCCGCCGACCTGACCCGCTTCCTCGAACGCTTCAACCCCACCATCATCGCCACCATCTGAGACCCACGGCCATGACCAACATCACCACCACTGCCCGCCGCTACGTCCGCGCCGCCTCCCTGACTGCCTTCGCTGTCTTCGTCCTCGCCGTCATCCTGGTGTCGGCTCCCATCTTCTACGCAACCCGGCTGTATAGCCTCGCTGCCGACTGCTTCGAGGAGCAGGGCTTCTTCGGCACCCTCCGGGAACTGGTGCTGGACGCCGCCGACGAAATCATCTGCACCATCCGGGGAAACTGACATGACCGTCAGCCTCCTCTACCTGGACCTCAACGACCGCATCTCCGCCGCTCAGTTCATCGCTGAGCTGGTTCGGCAGGGCGTCATCTTCTCGGCTGTCGCCTCCGTGAGTGGCAGCTCCATCACCATCACCTTCAACGGGGGCTTCTGACATGAACGGCCGTATCTCCAAGCTGCTCCGCCGCAACGCCCGGGCCCTCGCTGGTGTCCGCCACGGTAACAACCCGACCACCTACACCTTCGCCGCGGGCTCGGTTCGCAACAAGGTCGCCCCCACGGGCCGCCTGCTGTCCAATGGGCTCCCCGAAGTCTTCCAGTACCAGACCTACACCCGGGTGCTGCGAAAGGACTGCCTCCGGGACTACATCAAGACGGAAAAGTACTGGGCTCGCCGGCTCGGCACCGTCGTCTACTCCTCCGGCTTCACCAACTAAGGACCCCTCACCATGTACGGACTGCACACCATCACCCGCCTGAACCAGCAGGCCGCGGCCCTCACAGGTCTCGCCCTGACCCCTGTCGACTCGTTCGACGAGATCGCCGACCGGGCCATTGCTGCCCGCCTCGCTGCCCAGGACACCCGCCCCGCCAACCTGATCCCGACCCCGGCTCCGGTCAACGAGGCCAGCATCATCGCCAGTCGTGGCCACGACGAGGAGCAGGGCGGCCTGCGCGGTCACAGCATCGACCGCGAGACTTACCCGTTCACCGTCTCGGCGCGTATCCACAACGGCGAGACGGGCTGGTACGTCTGGAACGCCCTGACCGGCAGCGAGATTGACGAGTTCTACGGGGCAGGCTCCTGCGGCGAGGCCCACGAATACGCCCGCCAGCTCAAGAAGGACAGCGGGCTGTGATCGCCCGGGCCCTCGGTACCGTCGTCGGCTGGGGTGTGAACCTCCTGCTGGTGGCGGCGGGGCTTGCAGCGGTGGGCGGGTCGGTCGGCGTCGTGCTGGCCTCCCTCCTGATCTGCCTCCCCGGACTCATTCTGGCCGGCGCCATTGTCTTCGGCGCTTGGCTGGTCCTGTAGGACGCCAGCTGGTGCCCCTTCCTCACCGAGGGGGCACCCACGGGCACCCTGCCCTTCACCCACGTCAACACCGGAGCCTCCCATGTCCCTCAACGAGACCCGCGACACGATCATTCGCACCGCCCTGCACTCCCTGCCGGGCGCCCATCAGACCTTCCCGGGCACCATCCTGTTCAGCCTCCCGGCCAGCTACGGCCCCGGACGGGTCGCGCCAGCGGTCACCCTGGAGCTGTCCGTCCGCCTGTCCCAGTGGGCGCCGAATTACGTGGTGACCATCTCGGCAGCCGGCACCGCCCTGACCACCGAGTTCTTCGACGACAACTTCCCGGGCATCGAAACCCTGACCCGCCGTGCCGTCCTGGCCTACAACGCCCAGCAGCGTGGCCGCACCATCATCAGCACTGAGGGCTTCGTCCGTGTCTGAGCCCACCATCACGCTGTACCGCTGCGGCAAGGACTGGCTGCGCGCTGAGGCCATCGTCGTGCCCCTCCCCGAGGGCACGGTGGGGTGCAGCGGCTGCTACTTCCAGAACGAACGCGCCGCCGACCTGCGGTGTCAGCATCGGCCCTGCATTCCGTCCATGCGCGACGACGGCCGGGACGTGACCTTCAAGCTGATCCCGGAGGCCCTGAGCAGGCGCTTCAAGGTATTCAAGACCGACCCCAAGACCCTGTGGCTCCGCCACCGGCTCAGCCGCAACGTCATCAAGCCGCTGCACACCATCAGGATCGTCGACATCCAATGACCGACATCGAGCTGCTACTGCAGCACATCCAGTGCCACCACGAACTCGACATGAAGAACGCAGGCGAAGCGCGGCACCGCTTCTTCAACTCCCTCGACACCGCCCCCAGCGTCTCCGGGACCACCGCGGGGACCCGTCTGGTCGCCTCGGTTCTCACGGTGGGCGCTGAGGCTATCCGCAAGGGCATCGACGAGGCCCTGTCCGGGGCCCCGCAGCGGCGCGCCCTGGCCGTCGACATCATCCGGGACATGGACCCCCAGGGTCTGGCCCTGCTCACCGCACGCGCCCTGATTGACGCCTCGGCGAAGGTCCGCCCCCTCACCGGGACGGGCGTCTCACTGGGGTCCATGGTCGAGGACGAGGAGCGCCTGTCGCGCTTCGAGGCAGCCAATCCGAACGCCTACACCTGGACCATGCGCCGCGTCAAGGAATCGAACGGCGTGTCCCAGCAGCGCGGCCTGATCGGCAAGCTGATGAACTGCAAGGGCGTGCCCTTCACCCCGTGGGGCGCCCGTAAGCGCCTCCTGGTGGGGCTGTGGCTGATCGACCAGTTCAACACCGCGACCGGGCTGTTCGAAGTCATCGGCGCCGCGACCGAGGGCTCCAGCCGGGTGGCCAACTACCTGCAGCCGAAGCCCGAGACCACCACGTGGCTGACCGAGGCAGCGAAGCGTGCCGAACTGAGCGCCAGCGAATACTGGCCCATGGTCTGCCCGCCGCGGCCCTGGGAGCGCCCATGGGGCGGCGGCTACCTGACCAAGGTGGTCCCCGTCCTGCCGCTGGTCAAGCTGCACTCCGGCCCGGACGGCAAGGCCTACCTCGACACGCTGAAGGCGGCTGACCTGTCGCTGGTCACCGACGCCGTGAACCGCGCCCAGGCCACCCGCTGGGCCGTGAACACGGAAATCCTGGCGGTGCTGGAGCAGATCGCCGAGTCGTGCATCAACGTGGACGGGCTGGCCCCGATGAAGGACGAGGAAATCCCCCCGAGGCCCGCTGCGGCCGACGAGGACCCCTCGGTCCACAAGTCCTGGCGCAAGGCTGCGTCCCTCACCCACCGCCGCAACCGGGCGCAGCGGGGCAAGCGTATCCAGTTCCACCGTACCCTCGCGGTGGCGCGCCGGTTCGCCCAGTTCCCGGCGATCTACTTCCCGATGCAGCTCGACTTCCGCGGTCGGGTGTACTCGGTGCCGGCGTTCCTCAACCCCCAGGGCTCGGACTTCCAGAAGGCGCTGCTGCTGTTCGCCGAGGGGAAGCCGATCCAGGACGAGGAGCAGCTGGAGTGGCTGGCCGTGCATGGCGCCAACTGCTACGGGGTCGACAAGGCCCCCTTCCACGAGCGGTGGAACTGGGTGGTCGACAACCTGCCGGCCATCGAGCAGGTGGTGGACGACACCCTCGGCGCTGGCCTGAACTTCTGGCGTGGTGCTGACTCCCCGTTCTGCTTCCTGGCGTGGTGCTACGACTTCGTTCGGGTCATCCGGGGAGGCTACGGCACCGAGTCGCGCATCGCGGTGGCCCTGGACGGCTCGTGTAACGGGCTGCAGCACTACTCCGCGGCCCTGCGTGACCCTGTGGGAGGCTCGGCGGTCAACCTGACCCCATCCCCTACCCCCAAGGACATCTACGGTCTGGTGGCGGCACGCACGGTCGAGCGGCTGAAGGTCCTCAAGGACATCAGCGGCCCGGACGGCGAGCTGGCGCGGCTGTGGCTGACCTTCGGGGTGGACCGCAAGATCACGAAGCGGTCGGTGATGACCCTGCCCTACGGCTGCACCCAGTTCTCGGTGCGGGAGTTCATCGAAGACGCGATGCAGGAGAAGATCGCGGCCGGCAAGGACAACCCGTTCGCGGAGTTCGACGGCGGTGGTATGCGGAAGGATGGCCTGTTCGACGCCTCCAAGTTCCTGGCCGGCGTGGTCTGGGCTGCCATCGGCGAAACCGTGGTTGCCGCCCGAGAGGGCATGGTCTGGCTGCAGAAGCTGGCCGCGCTGTGCGCCAAGAAGGGGGACCCCATCTCCTGGGTGACCCCGGATGGCTTCCCGGTGCGCCAGTCCTACCGCAACATCGAGTCCAGGCAGATCGAGACCCGGTTCTATGGCAAGGTCATCAAGCCCCGCATGGAGTTCGAGACCGACGAGCTGGACCGGGCGCGCCAGCGGAACGGCGTGGCCCCCAACTGGGTCCACTCGATGGACGGCACGATGCTCCGGCTGTTCGTCCGCGGCGCCGGCCAGCTGGGTGTCAAGTCCTTCGCGCTGATCCACGACTCGTTCGGCGGGCTGGCGGCGGACATCCCGGTCATCAATGTTGCGCTGCGGGAAGCGTTCGTCACCATGTACACCGACACCCACCCTATCGAGGACTTCATCGACGACCTGATGCCGCTGCTGGCTGGGGTCGCCGCCGAGGACATCCCCGTGAGGCCCCCCACCGGAACCCTTGACCTCGACGAGGTTCGCCGTGCGCTGTACTGCTTCGCCTGACACGGTCCCCGTGTTCATCCCCCACGATTCCCCGCTGGTCCCGGCTGGTCCCCATCAGGTCCGGCTGGGTCCAAAGGGGGAGCGTCCACTCCCTGACCAGTTCACCCCGGACTTCTGACCCACTCGTTCACCCGGCTGAGGAGATATAAGGGACCTTTATAGGTTCTCTATAGTACCTTAGTAAGGCCTGAGTAGAGTCAATGGGGTCCTATGACTACACCTCCACTACCAGACTGTATGAGGTACCATGAAGACTCTACTGCTTGTCTTGATGTTCTCAGGTGGGACCCCAGCGGCCCCTCCGGTGACCGAGTATTACCAGACCACCTCCCCGGGGTACCTCCATGACGCCGACGACTGCACCAATGAGGCCCGCCGGGTCATCAAGGGTCTGGTCGACCGGGCCCTGGTCCCGCGGGACAACCTCATCTTCATCCACTTCGAGTGCCGCAATGCGATCTGAACCCGACTTCACCGTCCGCAACGAGGACGACGCCGAAACCCGCTGGGCCCAGGAGGATTCCATGGCTTCCTTCACGCGCCACCTGGACCACCTCCGGGAGTGCGGGCCGTTTGACCCCCTCGATCACCCCGGAGAAACGCACGACTCCTAAGTCGGCGCTCGCCGGTTTCACCCGAAGCACCCACCCCCTGACTGGAGCAACACAACATGGCATCACAGCAACTCGAAGCGAAGAAGGTCCAGACCCCGCGTGGCGTCGCCAGCTGGCCGCGTCTCGCCGACCCGGACACGAAGTTCAAGGCGGAGGGCGAGTACAGCATCAAGCTGCGTCTCCGCGGCGCCCCGGCTGCCGAGCTGGTTGCGGTCATCGACGCCTACCACGACGAGGCGGCGGAATACTTCGCTGACGACCTGAAGGAAGCGAAGGCCAAGGAGAAGAACCCGAAGAAGCGCGAGGCCATCCCGGAGCGCGCCGACCCGCCGTACAAGGAACTCTACGAGAACGACTCACCGACCGGCGAGTGGGAGTTCAACTTCAAGATGAAGGCCAGCGGCGTGTCGAAGAAGACCGGCAAGCCGTGGACCCGCAAGCCCGCGGTGTTCGACGCCAAGGCCCGCCCGATCCAGGGTGAGGCGCTGGCCAAGGTCGGCGGCGGTTCGGTGGTCAAGGTGGTCGGCGAGTTGCGCCCGTTCTACACCGCGGCGCTGGGCATCGGCGTCTCGCTGGCCCTGGAGGCCGTCCAGGTCATCGAGTCGAAGACCTTCGGCGACCGCTCGGCTGCCAACTACGGCTTCGGCGACGAGGGCGGCGATGACGAGGACAGCCCGCCGTTCAGCGACGAGTCGGGCGATGATGCCCCGGCCACCCAGACCCAGAAGAACACGGACTTCTGACCAGATGACGCCCCACGAAGTAGGCCTGAAGCACGGCTTCCGTTCGGGGCTTGAGGAGAAGATCGCGGCGGTCCTCACGGGCCGTCGCGTCGCCTTCGAGTTCGAGAAGCACGTCCTGGTCTACGCGCAGCCCGCCGTGAACCGCAAGTACACCTGCGACTTCTGGCTGCCCCGCGTAGGCTGCGAAGGCCTCGAACCATCCCCGACCAACGGCATCTTCATCGAGACCAAGGGCCGCTGGGAGACAGCGGATCGGCAGAAGCACAAGCTGGTCCACTCCCAATACCCTGACCTCGACATCCGGTTCCTGTTCTCGAACGCCCGGGCTCGCATCAGCAAGCAGTCGACCACCACCTACGCCGACTACTGCGAGCGCAACGGCTGGAAGTACGCCCACCGCGAACTTCCGCTGTCGTGGCTCAAGGAACTCGGCTACCCGTAACGCCCACCCTCACGGTCTAACCCACCGTGGGGGTGCTTTTGTACGTCCTTTTCAGGCGCCCCTATCCAGGAGACAGCATCATGCGTAGTTCCAAGAACCTCAGCACCCTAATCCGCATCGCCCCGGTGATGGCCCCGCAGACCCGGGCCATCGCCATCCACCTCACGAAGGCCGGCAACATCAGCGGCGTCGAGGCCTCGGCCATGTTCAAGACGCGCCACCTCCCGGCCCGCATCAAGGAGCTGCGCGACGCTGGCGTGGCCATCAAGTCGGACACCAAGTACGACACCACCGGCCAGCGCTACGTGCGCTACGTCCTGGAGGCCTGACCAATGCGAGTGATCTTCAAGACGACCATCATCGAGCGGATCGCGGCCGCGTCGGTGGCTGCCGACCGAGACGGGAAGAAAATCGACGTGATCCTTCTGACGAAGGACGAGTTCGTCGAGCTGTGGAAGCAGACCTCCGCATCGGGGTACACGAAGCCGCTGAAGGAAGGCGATGACCTCTCGGGGCTCCGCTGCTCGGTATACGGCATCACCTGCCGGGTCGAACCCACTGTGGTCTCCAAGGGGACCAGGACGTGGTCGATGGACCCGCGGGATAACCCCTACGGCTTCCGTACGCCGCGTGAAAAGGACTGCCGGGATGACATCAAGACCGGAGCCGCCAAGGCGCCCCCGCCACCCGCGGCTGTCAATGCGTTCAGGGCGTATTGCATGGGCGACATCTGTGGCTGCTCCGAGATGGGCCCCTGCTTCGCCCACCGCTGACATGAAGGACGAGCGCGAAGAATCCTTCCTCGTCCGCAAGGAGTCCTGCCCGAAGTGTGGATCGCGTGACAATCTGGGTGTCTACTCGGACGGTCACAAGTTCTGCTTCGGGCAGGGCTGCGGCCACTACGAGAAGGGGGAAGGCGACGAGACCCCCTCGACCACCCACAGAACCCCGAGAGTCCCCATGGCAATCCCACTGATCGAAGGCGAGTACAAGCCGCTCGCCAAGCGGTCGATCACCCAGGTCACCTGCGAGCGCTGGCGGTACCAAGTTGGGAACGACGATGGCACCCCGGTGCAGGTGGCGAACTACGTCGACCCGGCCTCCGGGCAGATCGTGGCGCAGAAGCTCCGCACCGCCGCCAAGGACTTCCGCTGGACCGGCGCGCCGAAGGGTGCCCCGCTGTTCGGCCAGCACCTGTGGCGTGACAAGGGCAAGATGCTGGTGGTGACCGAGGGCGAGATCGACGCCATGACGGTGTCTCAGGTGCAGGAACACAAGTGGCCCGTGGTCTCCATCCAGAATGGGGCCGGGTCCGCACGTAAGAGCCTCGCCGCCCAGCTGGAGTGGCTGCTCGGGTTCGACACCATCGTCCTGATGTTCGACGACGACGAGCCCGGCCGCGACGCCTCGGCTGAGTGCGCTGCCCTGTTCCCACCGGGCCGCTGCAAGATCGCCCGCATCGAAGGCTTCAAGGACGCCAACGAGGCCCTGTGCGCCGGCAAGGCGGGGGCCATCACGGAGGCGATCTGGGGTGCCCGCGAGTACCGCCCGGACGGCATCGTCACGCTCGAAGAAGTAGCCGACCGTGCCGCCACGCCGCCACCGAGGGGCCGCAAGTGGTTCCTCCCGGAACTCGACGCGATGACCAACGGCATCCACTGGAAGCAGCTGGTCCTGGTCGGCGGCGGTTCGGGCACCGGCAAGACCCACGTGTTCCTCCATCAGGCCGACCAGGACCTGCGGGAGGGCCACGCCATCGCGCTGCATCTGATGGAGGCTGACCCCGAGTCCTCGGTGCGGACCCTGGCTGGCCTTCGCGCCGGCCGGAACTACACCGAGCTGTCCGACAGCATCAACCCAGCGATCCTCAAGGGCGACATCGCCAAGCTGATCGGCCCCGACTGCCCCTCGGTGTACATCCTGGACTCCCAGGGTGCCAACGACTGGGACTCAATCCGGGACCGCATCAGGCATCTGACGCACTCGAACGGTGTCCGCATTCACTACGTCGACAACCTGACCACCCTCGCGGCGGGCAGCGACCTCGACGAGAAGGAAGCGGTCGAGCAGATCATCAGCGAGTGCGCCGGCATGGTGCTGGAGCTGGACATCAGCATCATGATGGCCTCCCACCTTGCCACCCCGGACGGCACGCCGCATGAGGAGGGAGGGCGAGTCATGCTCCGCCACTTCCGAGGCTCCCGAGCTGTTGGGTACTGGGGGTGGGTGGTCGTTGGTCTGGAGCGCAACTCCCAGGCCGAGGATGACGAGACCCGACTATCCACCTGCTTCCGCCTGCTGAAGTGCCGACCCAAGGGCAGCAGTACGGGCAAGACAGCGTGGGCCAAGTACGACCCCGACACGGCCCTGCTGATCCCCTGCAAGGCACCACCCAAGCCCGAGAAGAAGGGCAAGGACTACGGATTCAAGAACGAGGACTTCTGACATGAGCATCATCAAGACCATCACGCTGGAGAAGCGGCGCAACCCCGTCATGGCGTCCAGCGAGACCTTCGCTTCGGTGGAGTTCAACCAGGATCGCTTCACGGTAGCCCTCGCGGAGGGCGCCGAACACTACTATGGCCGACAGCGCCCCGACTACGAGGACCATCACCGCCGCTACCAGATCGAACAGGTGTCCCGCCAGATCACCTCGGGTATCCAGCGGGAGATCAGCGAGGCTCTGGGCCGGCTCGACGCTGTCATCCGCAACGGCGAATCCGTCACCCTGAGGGTCGCACGATGAACTTCATCGAGAAGGACCTCCGCGGCAAATTCTGCCTCCCGGAGGCCTGGGTGCATCTGATGGAGGCCATCCGGGGCGAGAATTGGGTCTCCTTCGTGGCCGGTGGCGCCGTCCGCGACCTATACCACGGCGTCAAGCCGAAGGACGTGGACATCTGGGTCAGTCAGGACAACCTCGACGAGCTGGAGCGGCTGCTCGCCCACGAGTTCCCGGAGGCCAAGGTCCTGTGCGACTCCGAGTACACCCAGAACCTGCGCGTCCGCAAGGTGTGGGAGTTCTCGTTCGGTCAGACCCAGGTCAACGTCATCGCCTTCCCTGGACAGACCCCGCGGGACTGCGTCGAGAAGTTCGACCTGACCATGTCCCAGTGCTTCGTCCTGCCGTTCGACACCACCATCGGCTACTTCTCGGAAGCCTTCCTGGCTGACTCCGCGGCCAAGGTGTTCCGCCAGATCAGGGAAGACGACAGCGAGGGCCGCACGGCTCGCCGAGTTCGTGAGTCCCTGCTCCCGAGGTACCCCGGCTGGCGCTTCGAGGGACTGCCGGGCCCTTCCCCGCAACTGGAGCTACCCATTGACCGACACTCTGCTGGTTGACATCGAGACCAACGGGTTCCTGGCGGACGTGACCACGGTGCATTGCATCGTGGCGCGTTCCGTCGAGATGGGCGTGACCTACGTGGCGACCGACCACCCGTACACGCCGCCCGGCTGCACCCGCCTGACTATCGCCGACGCTCTTGAGCGCATGGCGCAGGCCGACAAGCTGGTTCTGCACAACGGCCTGGGATACGACCTCCCGGTGCTGAAGAAGCTGCACGGTTACGAGCCCCAGCCGGGGCAGGTGATCGACACCCTGATCGAAGCGAAGCTCCGCTGGCCCCGCGACCGCCTCATGGCGACCGACTGGGCCAAGGGCAAGTCCCTCGGTATGCCCTCCAAGCTCTACGGCAATCACTCCCTGGAGGCCTTCGGGTACCGCATGGGGGTGATGAAGGGCGACTACACGGACTGGGCCAAGTCCCAGGGCATCACCGACGTGTGGGCCGTGTGCTGCCCCGAGATGCTGGACTACTGCGTCCAGGACATCGAGGTCACCGGCAAGCTCTACGAGAAGATCAAGGCGACCCCGTACTCTGAGGCGGCATCGGCCGTCGAGCATGTCGTCCAGGCCTGCATGGTCCAGGTGACCATCGCTGGCTTCCCCTTCGACTCGAAGACGGCAGCCGGGCTCTATGCCCAGATCGTCGACGAGCGGAACCGACTGCGTGTCGAGCTGTCCTCCCTGTTCCCACCGTGGTACCAGCCGGACGCCAAGCCGGAGACGGTGGCCGAGGAAGACGGCACGAAGCGGAAGGTCAAGGTGCCCTCCAGGGTGGTCGTCAAGCGCACCCGGCACGAGGGTGCGGTGGCCGTCAAGGAAAAGTACCTCGACGCCGGCAAGCTCAAGACCAGGACGATCAAGACGGGCGGCGTTCTGTACCCCGAGGGCGCGACCTACACCAAGGTAAAGCTCATGGAGTTCAACCCGTCGAGCCGCGACCACATCGTCAACCGCTTCCAGGCCAAGTACGGCTGGGAGCCGACCGAGTTCACCGACGACGGGTCCGCCTGCATCGACGACACCATCCTGTCCGAGCTGGCCGCGACGATCCCGGAGGCCAAGCCGCTGGCGCGCTACATGCTTCTGCAGAAGCGAGCCGGGCAGCTGTCCGAGGGCAACGAGGCGTGGCTCAAGGTGGTGGGTGCGGATGGTGCGGTCCATGGTGGCTACAACACCATCGGCGCCGTGACCCGCCGCGCCACCCACTCGCGCCCCAACATCGCCCAGGTCCCGAAGGTCGGCTCGTACTTCGGCGCCGAGTGTCGTGCCCTGTTCCTGGCCGGCGGCGGGTTCCGCCTCCTGGGTGCTGACCTTGCTGGCATCGAGCTTCGAATGCTCGCCCACTACATGGCACCCTACGACGGTGGCGCCTACGCTGAGGCCGTGGTCAACGGCAGCTCGGAACTGGGGACGGACGTTCACTCGCTGAACTGCAAGGCCCTGGGATTCGACCCCAAGACCGTCTACACCGTCAACGGCCGCGCAGTCAAGGGCCGCGACATCGCCAAGACCTTCATCTACGCCTTCCTCTACGGGGCCGGCGCGGCGAAGCTGGGCCACATCCTCGGCGTCCCGGAAGACGAGGCGAAGAAGATCAAGGCCCGGTTCCTGAAGGCCCTCCCCGCACTCGGCAAGCTGATCGAGGCGGTCAAGGCCAAGGCGGCGCAGACGGCAACCCTCAAGGGCCTCGACGGCGGCACGCTGTACGTCCGGTCGGCTCACTCAGCACTCAACACCCTCTTGCAGTCGGCCGGCGCCATTGTCGCCAAATACTGGATCGACGAGGCGCTTCAAGCCTACGCCGCCAGGGGCTGGGTCTGGGGCAGGGACTACATCATCCGCGCATGGGTCCATGATGAGCTTCAAGTCAGCGTGCGCCCAGAACTAGAACAGGACTTCGGACATGAAACCGTCGCCGCAATCGAACGAGCCGGAGTGCGACTCGCCCTCAAATGCCCCATCACCGGAGAGTGGAAATCCGGCGCCAACTGGCGGGACACCCATTGACGTTCCAGCGGTCCTCCGGCGGGTCTGGCTTCGGCCCTTCGCGACCCGGTCGGACTTCGCCAGAACCAATGCGGACTCCGTAGCCGCAGCGGCCAGCCTCGGGTACCTGACCACCCAGGTCGGACCCGCGCTGTTCGAGCGCAGCTGGCTCATCACCCCCGCCGGGCTCGCCCAGCTGTGGACCCTCAACAACCTCGAAGACTGAAATGGCCTCCAAGAAGAACACCCCCGCAGCTGCTGCCCTCACCGTCCGGCTTGCCGTCTCGTCCGCGAACGGCGTCGTCGACCAGGGCATGACCAACATCTCCCACCTGTACCGGGAGGTCCCCTCGGCGTTCTATCAGGCCTACCGTGAGGCCCTTCGGGAAGCCGTGGCGGACCTCGGCCCCGAGGACACCCATCTGATCGTGACCTACACCCTGCCGACCATCGAGGTGGCCAAGTGATCTCCCTGAGCCGATACAACCCGGCGTACATGCTGCGCCTGCTCCGCGTCCACCTCACCTACCACCCGGACCAGCGGGTCCGTCAGGGGTGCCTGCTGATCGCCATGCTGTTCCTCCCGGCTATGCTCGCCGTCCAGATCGGAGGCGCCCTGATCCAGGTGACGCGAGAGATCGGCGAGGTGGTCGTGGGGACCGTCGTTGACTTCAAGGCGCTGTGGGTCAATGTCGACCCCAACAAGCACAACGCCGAGGTCTTCGCTTCCCAGCTCGGTTACGCCAAGAAGGCCTACGGGGTGGACCAGTGAGCCAGAAGCCAACCCTGCTGGTCGACGGCGACATCATCGCCTACCGCGCCGCCATGCTGGCCGAGAAGTCGGTCAACTGGGGCGAGGGCCTGTGGACGGTCCACGCCTACGAGGACGAGGCGCTGCGAATCCTGACGGACCAGATCGGTACCATCCAGGACACCTTCCCGGGCAGCGAGTGCATCTACGCCCTCACGGACGGCGTCAACTTCCGCACCTCGATCTACCCGCTCTACAAGTCGAACCGCAAGGAAGTGCGGAAGCCTCTGCTGCTCCCGTTCATCCGCCAGCACATGCTGGACGAGTACCGCACCTACCTCCGCCCGACCCTGGAAGGCGATGACTGCCTCGGCATTCTTGCCACCAGCCCGACGATCATCCCTGGCGAGAAGATCATCGTGTCCATCGACAAGGACATGCGGACGATCCCGTGCCGGTACTGGGACTTCAACAAGCGGAAGATGTTCGAGACCACGCCCGAGCAGGCCAAGTTCTACCACCTGTACCAGACCCTGATCGGGGACACGACGGACGGATACCCGGGCTGCAAGGGCATCGGCCCGGTGGCCGCGACGCGCCTGCTGGAGACCAAGGGGGCCACCTGGGAGACCGTGGTGGCTGCCTACGAGAAGGCCGGGCAGACCGAGGCGGACGCCCTGGTCCAGGCGCGGTGCGCTCGTATCCTCCAGGCCTGCGACTTCGACTTCCAGGCCAAGAAGGTGATCCCCTGGACGCCGTGATCGTCGGGGCCTGCGTGGTGCTGTACGCGCTGTGCCTGCTGCTGATTGCTGAAGACCCGCCGAGCTACCCGTAGCACCACCAAGAGCCCCCTGCCAGTACGGAGGGGGCTCTTTTTTCGTTTCCGGGCCCCCTCATACACCCTCCACCCACCACTGGATTCAACCATGCCTCCCCAGATCATCGCCCTCTACTCCGCCCGGCCGCAGATGGGCAAGTCGACGGCCCTGTCGTTCTTCAAGACCCACGGCTACGAGCCGCTGTCGTTCGCTGCGGACCTCCGCGTTGCCTGTGCCTCCATCCTGATGAACTCGGGGTGCCCCATGGACCGCGCCGTCACCATCCTGTCCGCCGACAAGGACAAGCCGTGCCGCCAGCTTGGTGGCAAGACCGGCCGCGACATGCTCATCGAGATCGGGCAGGCGATGCGCCTCATCAGCCCGACGTGGTGGATCGACTCCGCCCTGTCGAAGACCAAGCCCGGCGGCAAGTACGTGATCGACGACCTCCGCTTCCCCAACGAGTTCGACGGCCTCCGTGCCCGCAACGCCACCCTGGTCCGCATCGTCGGCGACCGGGGCCTCACGGGGGTCTCCGGTGAGGGCCAGCTGGACGACATGGAGTTCAACTACACCATCGCCAACTGGCAGACCACGTCCCTCGATACCTACCACGAGAAGCTGGAGATGATCCTCCCCCACTCGTCCACCCGGTGAACCATGAAAAACCGTGACCGATTTCCCGAGGTACCCGAAGGGCTCCTCAAGGCCCTGGAGGCTGCCTTCCCGGACCGCCTGCCCGACCACGTCCCTTCGATAGACGACGTGGGTGTCCGGGTGGGCCAGCAGCGCGTGATCCGCCTGCTGCGCCGCCACTACAACGAGCAGAACAACATCAACGAGGATTGACCGAATGAAGAAGCCCAAGGTGAAGACCCCCGCCGCCGCGCCGCCCCCGGTTAATCCCGAAGCGTCCGTCCCGCGCCTGCAGATTGCCCTCCCGGGCCGCACGTCGGGCTACACGGGCGTCCGCGCCCTCCAGATTCGCCGGCCCGGTGCTGGCGGTTTGGGTGGCCTGTGATCTCGCCGGCCGCACGGTACGCCGAGCTGCGGTCGGAGCGTGACCCGTATCTCCGCCGCGCCCGAGACTGCGCCAAGCTGACGATCCCGGCGCTGGTGCCCGATGAGGGTTCCACGTCGTCGACCAAGTTCTACTCCCCGCACCAGTCGCTCGGCGCCCGTGGCGTGAACAACCTCGCCTCGAAGCTGCTCCTCGCCCTGATCCCCCAGCAGTCCTCGTTCTTCCGTCTGCAGATCGACGAGAAGGCCCTGGAGGAACTGACGGGCGAGGAAGGCAAGCGCGGCGAGATCGAGGAGGCACTGGCGCGCATCGAGCGAACCGCCCTGTCCGCCCTGGAGGCCTCGTCGATCCGCACGGTGGGCTTCGAGGGGTTCAAGCAGCTGCTGGTGGCCGGCAACGTCCTTCTGGCGTTCTCCGATGCCGCCGAGCCACGGGCCTTCCGTCTCGACAAGTACGTCGTGCGGCGCGCCCCGGACGGAACGGTGCTGGAACTCATCATCGCCGAGCAGCAGAACCCGGAAGCCCTCGACCCCGAGGTCGCCGCCCTGCTACCCGAACCGGCCGTCCCCCAGAAGGGCCGCACCCGGGCGACGGTGACCCTGTACACCTACATCTGCTGGGACCAGTACGAAAACCACTACAAGTCCTGCCAGTACATCAACGACGTGGCCATCCCCGGCACCGAGGGTTCCTACCCGAAGGACAAGTTCCCATACCTGCCGCTCCGGTTCATCCGGGTCGACGGTGAGGACTACGGTCGGTCCTACGTCGAGGAGTATTACGGCGACCTTCGTTCCCTCGAAGGCCTGGAGAAGGCGATCCTGAAGGGTTCCGCGGCGTCCGCCAAGGTCCTCTACTTCGTCAACCCGGGCGGCGTTACGCGCCTCAAGGACGTGGTCCAGTCGGAGTCCGGTGACGTTCGCAGCGGCAACGCGGCTGATGTCACGGTCCTCCAGACCCAGAAGTCGACCGACCTGTCCGTGGCCAAGTCCCAGTCCGAGACCCTGCAGAACCGCCTCGCCTTCGCGTTCCTCCTCAACTCCGCCATCCAGCGGGGCGGCGAGCGCGTGACGGCCGAGGAGGTCCGCTACATGGCCCGCGAGCTGGAGGACGCCCTCGGCGGAATCTACTCGATCCTCGCCCAGGAGTTCCAGCGCCCCCTGGTTACCCTCCTGCTGGAGTACCTGCGGAAGACCAAGCGTATCCCGAACCTCCCGAAGGGCTCGGTTCGCCCGGTCATCGTCACCGGCCTTGACGCCCTCGGCCGCGGCCAGGACCTCGCGCGCCTCGACGAGTTCCTGAATGGGGTCCCCCAGGTGATCGCTCAGTCCCTCGCGGAGTACCTGAACGTCGGCGACTACCTCACCCGCCGCGCCACCGCCCTCGGGTTGGAGCGCAAGGGTCTGGTGCGGACGCAGCAGGAAGTGGACTCCGAGCGCCAGCGCCAGCAGGACGCCATGATGCAGCAGTCGGTGGTGGACAAGGCAGCCGGTCCGGTTGCACAGGCCGCTGCAGCTGCTGCCCAGGCGCCCCAGTAGTCCCCCTCGTACACCCGGAAGAACCCCGGCCAGCCTCTTGAGTTGCAGAGCTGGTCGGGGCTTCCCCGGACCCACCACAAGGATACCCCATGACCATCACAGTTCAGACCGCGCCGGCCAACGCTGGCGCACCGCAGGCCGAAGGGCCGAATGATGCAGCACTCGCCGCCAAGGTGGATGCACAGAACGCAGCCGCGAAGGCCGCGGCAGACGGTGAGGCCGGTAAGGCCCCCGCAGCGCCGGAGCGCCCAGCGTGGCTCCCGGAGAAGTTCGCCACGGTTGAGGACTTCGCCAAGTCGTACAGCGAGCTGGAAGCCAAGCTCGGCCAGCCGAAGACCCCCGAGGTCCCCGCCAAGGTCACCACGGAGTCCGCCGAGGCCCTGGTCACCAACGCTGGCCTGGACTTCAGTGTCCTGTCCGCCGAGGTTGCCAGCGACGGCAAGCTGTCGGAGGCCAGCGTCAAGGCCCTGCTCGACAAGGGCATTCCGCAGACCGTCATCGACAGCCACGTCGAGGGCCTGAAGGCGACCGCGCAGCTCCAGCTGAACGAGGCCTACCAGACCATCGGTGGCGAGGCGCGCTTCACCGAGATTTCGACCTGGGCCGCTGAGTCCGGCGATGTCGCCAAGGTGGAGACCTACAACGCGCTGATCGAGTCCGGCAAGATCAAGGAAGCCCTGACCTTCCTGAATGCCGCCTACGACGCCGCCAACGGCAAGGCTCCGGCCCGCATCGTGACCGGCCGCGCCAATGCAGGCGTGGTCGACGGCGACGTGTACGGCTCCCGCCAGGAAGTCACCGCCGACATGAGCGACCCGCGCTACGGCATCGACTCGGCCTTCCGTGCGAAGGTCCAGGCCAAGCTCGGTCGCAGCAACGTCTTCTGACGAAACCCGCCCTGTGCGCGTGGTGGCGTTAGGGGCGCGTGACCCCGCCGTAATCGGGGATTGGGTGACTCCCTTGAAGTCCGCCTCGCCCTCGTAAGGGGCCCTTCTTCACCCCCTCGTACACCCTGATGATACATCGCATTGGAATGACGTGCTCGCTTTTCAGCGACGCAGGTGACACCCAACCCGAAAGCACCCAGTAAGCATGGCCTCCCGAGGGAGACAACCTAGCCCAACCGTGATGTAGGCGCGAGGAACACCACTTCCCAACGCAATCTATCATCAAGGAAACTACAATGGCTGACGCAAACGTCTCCAACATTGGTCAGATCAACGGCGGTGGCGCGACTGACGCGCTGTGGCTGAAGGTCTTCTCGGGTGAAGTCCTCACCGCGTTCGAACAGAACAACGTCTTCCTGCCGCTGACCTCCAGCCGCACGATCAGCTCGGGCAAGTCGGCCCAGTTCCCGGTCTCGGGTCGTATCGCGGACGCCGCGTACCACACCCCGGGCGCCGAGATTGTGGGTCAGGACCTCCTGCACTCCGAGAAGATCATCACCATCGACGATCTGCTCATCTCGCACGCCTTCATCGCGAACATCGAGGAAGCGAAGAACCACTACGACGTGCGTTCGATCTACTCGACCGAAATCGGCCGCAAGCTGGCGAACACGATGGACGTGAACATCGCCCGCACGCTGATCCTCGCCGCCCGCGAAGTCCACGCCCTGACCGGCCTGACCTCCGGCGGTGCCCTCACCAACGCCGCTGCCGCGACGGACGGTGAAGTGCTGGCCTCGCTGATCTTCAGCGCCGCCCAGCGGTTCGACGAGCTGGAAGTCCCGAGCAACGAGCGTTACTGCGCTCTCCGCCCGGCCCAGTACTACCTGCTCGCGCAGACCACGAAGGTCCTGAACAAGGACTGGAACGGCATGGGCTCGTACAGCGACGGCAAGGTCATCAAGGTCGCCGACATCACCATCGTGAAGTCGAACTACGTCCCGTCGACCAACGTCTCCACCGGCCTCGCCAAGTATCAGGGCAACTTCAGCACCACGGTGGGCATCTGCTTCCGCAAGGATGCCGTTGGCACCGTGAAGCTGCTCGACCTGAGCATGGAGTCGGACTACGACATCCGCCGTCAGGGCACCCTGATGGTCGGCAAGTACGCGGTGGGCCACGGCACCCTGCGTACCGAGTCGGCAATCGAGATCAAGACCGCGTAATACCGCTGCCTCTCCCCCGGTGACTCCCTAGACAAGAGGAGACCCGGAGCAGCACCCTAGCCCCCACTGGAACCCTCAAAAGGTCCGGTGGGGGCTTTTTTTCCTTACTTATCCACAACCATTGGAGACACCCATGTCCACTTCCCTCGCCGTTGACGAAGTCCTCATCGGCACCGAGTCGATCTTCCGTCTGGCCGATGGCGCCGTCGAGTTCAAGTCCGCCGACGCTGGCGACCTGACCAAGCGCCTCCGCGGTGACAACGGCCTGAACGATCTGTTCCGCGCCCTCAAGGCCCAGTTCGGTGTGGTCAGCATCGCCGCGATCATCGCCGTCGACACCCTGACGCACCCGCAGTCGTCCCAGATCACCGTCACGGCCACCTACACGGGCGGCGCGACCCGCAACGTCACCAGCCTATGCACGTTCGCCACCAGCGACGCTACGAAGGCCACGGTGGACACCGCCGGTCTCGTCACCTCGGTCGCCGCTGGCGCCGTGAACATCACCGCCACGTACCTCGGCCGCCTGACCTCGGTCGAAGGCGTCACCGTCGCCTAATAGGAGGGCCCACCGATGGCTTACGTTACCCCAAGCACCGAGCTGGAAGCGGTCAACGCGATCCTGGCGACCATCGGTGAGGCCCCCGTCGACACCCTGGACGACAGCCTCACCCCGCTGGCGGTCGATGTCGGCACCGCGGCCAACACCCTGCGCTCCGTGAACCGGGAAGTGCAGGCGATTGGCTGGACGTTCAACACCGAGCGCGAGTACCCGCTCCCGCGGGACATCAACGGCTTCATCAACGTGCCGTCGAACTGCCTGCACGCGGACCCCGATGGGTCTGATCGGTGGCGTGACGGGGTCCTCCGGGGCACCCGCCTGTACGACCGGATCAATCACACCTACGTCTGGGACAAGGACGTGACGGCCACCATCAAGCTGGTCCTGCCGTTCGAGGAGCTTCCCCAGGCTGCCCGGGACTACATCGCGATCCGTGCCGGCCGTCGCTTCCAGGCCGGTGCCGTGGGTTCGCCGACCCTCCATGCGTTCACGACCGAGGATGAGGGCCGCGCCCTCGCCTTCGTCCAGCACGAGGAGTCCGATGCCCTGGACGGCAACGTGCTGTCCGCCGATGTTGATTCGTTCCTCGCCTTCGTCCACCGCGGTGGAGGCACGCCTCCCTACTGAGACCTGACCATGTACCTCATCACCGAAGCGATTCCATCCCTTATCTCCGGCGTGTCCCAGCAGCCCCCTGTGCTTCGCCTGCCGACGCAGCTGGAGGAGCAGGTGAACGCCCATTCGAGCGAGGTTCTGGGTCTCCGAAAGCGCGCCCCCCTGGACTACCTAGCGCGCCTCGGCGCCGCCTACGCGGAGGACCCGTTCGTCCACACCTTCTCGGACTCCCGGGGTGTCAGCTACATCGCCGTGTTCTCATCGACCGGCGTCAAGGTGTACAACCTGTCCGGCGTGGAGCAGACCGTGGTGTCGAGCGGGCTGGACTATCTCGCGCTCGGCGTTGGGGTGGCCGCGGCCGACAAGCTGCGCGCCACCACCATCTCAGACGTGACCTTCGTGGCCAACCAGCGCGCAACGGTGGCGCTCGGTTCCCACCTGACGCCCGTGCGGTCCCCTGAGGCCCTGGTCAACATCCGTCAGGGCGCCTACGGGAAGACCTACACGGTGACGATCCAGAAGGACGGCATTGGCACCGTGTTCACCTCGTCCTACACGGTCCCGGCAGGCGACAGCGCGGCCCACGCGGCCCTCGTCGGCACCAGCTACATCGCCCAGCAGCTGTACAACAACTTCAACCTCGTGAATATCGCGGCTGAGGGGTTCCAGCTGGTCCTCGTCGAGTCCACCCTCTACTTCAAGAACGTGGTGTCGGACTTCACCATCAAGGTCGACGACGACTTCAACAACAACGGCGCCCAGGCGTTCAAGGGGCGCGTCCAGCGGTTCACGGCGCTGCCCGCGGTGGCCCCTGAGGGATTCGAGATTGCCGTTGTGGGTGACGACACCACCGCCTTCGACAACTACTACGTCCGGTTCGTCAAGCTGAACGAGGAGGACAACTTCGGAGTGTGGCGCGAGTGCCCGGCCCAGGGTGTGCAGGATACCATCGACCCGGCGACCATGCCCCACGTGCTACGCGCGGAACTGGATGGGACCTTCACCTTCGCCCCTCAGGACTACAAGTTGCGCGTTGCTGGGGACACCGACACCATCAAGCCCCCCAGCTTCGTCACCAGGACGCTCAACGACGTGTTCGTGTACCGAAACCGCCTCGGCTTCGTGGCCGGGGATTCCGTGGTCCTGTCCCAGTCGAGCGACCTGTACAACTTCTGGCCGGTCACCGTGGTCCAGGTCCTGGACTCGGCCCCCATCGACCTGTCGGCGGCTGACAGCGCCAGCGACCTCCACGCGGCGACCCCGTTCGAGTCCTCGCTGATCCTGTGGGGCCAGAAGAAGCAGATCGCCTTGGTCAGCGATGCCATCCTGACCCCGAAGTCGGTCAGCCTTCCCGCGGTAGGGAACTACTCCGCCAGCCCGCTGGTTCGCCCGGGTGTTCTGGGCAACGAGGCCTTCTTCCTGAAGACCCTGGGACCCGCGTCGCGCCTCCAGGCCCTCACGGTGGCCGCCGAGGGCACCACGTTCGCGGCTGACGACGTTACCGTCCAGGCCCCGACCTATCTCCCGCAGAACATCCGGGTGATGGCCGTGAGTCCGAACGCCAACACGGTGATTCTGCTGTCCAAGGACGACACCCGGAACCTCTACGTCTACAAGACGTTCAGTGAGGGGCGCCAGAAGCTCCAGTCGGCTCTGTACCGCTGGGAGTTCCCGGCGACCATGAACCTCCGCCACGCGGCCTTCGAGCGGGACACCTTCGTCCTGCTGTGGGACGACGCCACCGGGGCGCACCTCGGGAGCTTCGAGCTTGGCGAGGGCTACGCGGACCCCGATGGTGTCTACCTGACCCACCTGGACCGCCGCCTGTCCACCGCGGGGCTTCCTGCGGTCTTCGACGCCGGCAACACGACCTTCACGCTGCCCTACCCGGCAACCGCGTTGACCACCGTGGTGTCCCAGGCAGGTGACCCGGCCCCCAGCGAAGTGGCCCCCGCGGTGTCCTTCACGGGCCTCACGGTGACCGTCGAGGGAGACTGGCGAACCCGCGTCGCGTGGGTTGGCGACCTCTACGAGATGTCGTTCACGCTGTCCCCCTTGTTCACCCGGCGAGCCCTGGCAGGCGGCGGTACGGCGGCCACGGTTACCGGGCGGACCCAGCTGCGCTACGTGACGATGAACCACTCAGGCACCGGCAACTTCACCGTCGAGGTGACCAACCGGAACCGGAGCGTCAGCCCCCGCACGTTCAACGCGGTGGCCACGGGCCGGCGTCTTGGTGAAGCGATCAGCGACGCGGTGCCCATCTCGGTCTCCGGCTCGTTCCGCTTCCCTGTGCTCGGCCGCAACACCGAGACGCAGATCACCGTGAAGGACTCCACCCACCTGCCTGCCGTATTCCAGTCCCTGGAGTTCGAGGCCCTGTACACCGAACGAGGCAAGCAGCGATGACCTACGAAGCGCGCCCCTTCTCCGTCGAGGACCTGGAGGGCATGACCTTCAGACCTGAAGACGAAGCGGAGGCGCGCTTCGCCGGCTGTACGGGCACCCCAGATTACGCCCGTGACTGTATCGCCCGGGGACAACCCGTGAGGACCGCGTGGGGACCGAAAGGTGCCCTAGGGGTCTTCGGGGTTGACGGGGACACGCCATGGATGGCGCTCACCCCCTACGGGCAGGCTTGCGGTCTCGCGGTCGTGGCGCTCGGTCCCTCGTGGATCGCGCCGCTTCTCCCCCGCAACGCCACGACCCTCGTCGCTGTCCGAGAACACCGACAGCACCAATTTCTCCTCCGGCTCGGCTTCGTCCCTCACGGGATCGTTACCCCCGAGACCGACACCTCGTACCACCTCATCCTTTTCAGGAGGCAGTCATGGCCCCTGTAGTCCCGTTCATTCCCCTCATCATCTCCGCGGTGGGCGCCGCTGCCGGGACCTACGCGACCGTGCAGGGCGCCAAGGCCCAGAACGCCGCCTTCTCCCAGAACCAGGAGAACGCCCTCCGCGCCCTCCGAGATCAGCAGCAGGCCACCGCCGCCCAGTCCAACCAGGACCGCGAGGCGACCGCCCAGGACCTCCTGCTCCAGGCCCGTGCCGGCGCCCGTGCCCGTGCGTCTGCGGAGGCCCAGGCCGCTGGCTCCAACCTCGCCGGCCTGTCGGTCGACCAGATCATGCAGGGGTCCATCATCAACACCTCCGAGGCCGCGGTCAATACCGCCGCGAACCTCGCCAGCCGCGAGAACCAGCGTAGCCTGGAGCAGCAGGGTGCAGCCACCACCACCGAGTCCCGCATCAACTCCGTCGAGCGCAAGAGCGTCAGCGCACTGGGCGAGGCGTTGAAGATCGGCATTGCGGTTGGCGGCGGCGCGTTCTCATCTGCCAAGGGCGGCGCGTTCGGTGCCAAGGCCCAGTCGTTCACCACCGGGAAGTAGACCATGCCCATCGAGATTCAGCAGCAGCAGCCGGTGGCCCTTCAGGTTACCGCCCGGGCCGTCGACACCTACGTCACGCCCTCTCAGGCCGCCACCGGGGGCCTCGCCGAAACCCTGGCTCGGTCCCTGAAGGAGATCAACCCGGCCCTGAAGAAGTATTTCGCCCCGGCCAAGCCATCCGAAGACCCGGCAGCTGCGGGCGTTGTCGCCGCGGAAATCCTGAAGAATCCGGTAACGGAGCTGAAGTCCGTCAAGGACAACCTGATCCTGGCCCAGGAATCCCCTTACCGGAACACGCTGTACCGCCACGCGCGCGGCGACGAGGCCCGTGCGGTCGCCACCGCCAAGCTGCGCGCCGACTACAACGAGTCGGGTCTCGCCAACACCGACGACCCCAAGGCGTTCGATGCCTGGGTCAGCCAGCGCACCCCGGCCTTGCTGGAGGAGGTCGGAACCAATGACCCGAACTTCCTCGACGCCTTCGCGGTCGGTATGGTGAAGACCGTGGACGACCTCCGCGCCGAGAACCAGCGGCAGGTATCGGCGACGATCAAGACCCGCCAGCTGGACGCCTACGCGAACACTGTCACGGCTGACATCGAGAACGAGTACGAGCGGGTGTCCACCGAATCCAAGACCAGCGGGACCCTCGTTGAGCCCAACTACGACGCGCTGTGGGCCCAGTTCAACGCGACCAAGGACAAGCTCCGCCTCCAGCAGTACCCGGGCGGCGAGGTGTCAGACTTCCTTGGGCAGACCATTGCGACCCTGGCGGTCCGCCGGGTGGACGTGGGTCTCCTGGACGCCTTCAAGGACCGAGACTGGACCGACCCGGTCACCGGCAAGAGCGTGCCGGGCCCCTTCCGCGGTGCCAAGGGCAAGGCCCTGTACGAGGCCACCGTGGACAAGATCGCGGACAACGCGAACACGCTGGAGGGCCGCGTGAGCCGCCGCGAGAAGCAGGAGCGCGAGGACCTGGAGGCCAAGGTGTTCGGCGAGTTCCTGCCGCAGCTGGTGGAGGGACGCGACATCAGCCCGACCCAGGCGGTCATCGTCGGCAAGCTGTTCGGCGCCGAAGGCCTCGGGCGGTTCCGCAGCACGGTCGCCGCGGCGCGCTCGGGGAAGGACTACGTCGACCCCCGTGTAACCGCCGGCTTCTACGCGGAGCTGAACTCCCCCAAAGGAATCAGCCCGGACCGCTACGTGAACTACTGGCTCCCCCGCATCGCCTCCGACAAGCAGGCCGTGCAGACCTCCAGCGACGACGTGAGGGCGAACGGTCTCGGAGAGAAGCGCCGCCAGCTCGAATCGCTCCGACGACAGAACCTCGGTGGCTACGACGACCTCGCGGATGGTGCGTCTAAGGCCGGCACCCCGGGCGGTATTCTTGGGGACCTGTGGGGCGAGGTGCCCTCCGACGCCCAGCTGGTGATCCAGGCGGACTACGGGCGCGCCTTCACGGCAGCAAAGAACCGCTACGCCGCCCTGCTCGACAGCCCGGACCCCATCGTCCAGGACCAGGGCATGAAGGCGCTGCGGGACCGCATGGTCGAAGTCCGTGAGCGCCTGACCACCTACGGCACCGCCGCTGCCGCCGCCGTCTCGGTCAACCAGAAGCCACCCGCCGCACCCTCCCTGGAACTTCCCGGGGATACCCCCGTGGTAACCCCCCAGGCCAAGGCGGACGCCCGCGCTGCCCTATCCAACATCCCGTAACATCAGGAGCCGAACCTCATGGCCGAACCAGCCACCCCCGCTGTCCCCACCATCAATCTGGCCGTGACCCAGGCTGCCCCCACGGGGGTGGCGGGGGCCGCACCAGCTGCAGCACCGGCCGCTCCGGCAGCCACCGCGTTCCCGCCACCGAGCCCGGCCCGTGTCGACTGGCTCCGCAAGAACCCCGCGAACGCCGACGTGTTCGAGGAGTTCCACGGCCCCGGCAGCGCCGCCGCGGCCCTCAAGGGTACCGAGGCAGCCATCGAGAAGGCGCGAGCTGAGGAGGAGGCCGGCATCGCCGACCCCACCGCTCCCCCGAAGCGCGACGCCCTCGACTACGTGGGTGACATCGGCACCGGAGTCGTCAGCGGCTACGCTGGCGCCATCGACGAGACCGCCAAGACGATCTCCTCGGGCCTCAACTGGGTCGCCGGAAAGCTCGGCAGCGAGTACGAGTGGTTCGACCCGATCAGCTACCGGGACGCCCTGAACCTGAAGAAGCCCGAGACGGGTGTGGGTAAGCTCGCCGAGGGCGTGTCGCAGTTCGCCACGGGTCTCACGGGTGTCGCGCGCATCGCTGGCCTGAAGATATTGGCCAACGCTGGCAAGGGTCTGGCAGGCGGCGCGAAGCTGGCCGCCAACGTCACCCACCTTGGTAAGGTGGCTGGTGCCGGCGCCGTCGTCGACTTCTCCAGCTTCGACCCGTACCAGCAGGGACTCACCGACTTCCTGGAGGAGGCCGCGCCGTCCACGAAGGACGCATGGTACACCGCGCTGTCCACCAGCAAGGACGACCCGGAGCTGGAAGCGCGCCTGAAGAAGGCCGCGGAAGGCCTCGTCGTCGGCGGCGTGTTCGACTCCGCCACCACGGCGGTGTGGGCTGTCAAGCTGTTCCGGGCCAAGCAGTCGAAGAACTACAAGGACGCCGCGGAGCTGTTCGCGGACATCCCCCCGAATGGCGTCCTCGCAGACCCGCCGGACTCCGCCCGGGGCAGCACGCTTCCGCCGGGTGCCACCATCGAGGCTCCCCCGGGCGGCGTGTTCGAACTCCCGCCGGGCGCCAAGCAGACCATCCCGGGTGGCCCGACGCGAACCGCTGACCGCACCCCGGGTGTCGTCCCTCAGTCCCAGGGCCCCCAGCGCCTGCTGCGGAACGCCGAGGACCGCATCGCCCGTGAGGGCATCATCGCGTCCGAGCAGGAGGTCCAGCGCGCCGCCGACTTCATCTCCGTCCCGGAGAAGCTGACCCAGGACAACTTCGACAAGCTGCGCCTTGACAAGTTGATGACGACCCCCGAGGACGTGCGGCTGGTGATGGCGGCTGTCGAGTCCCGCATGGCCGAGCAGCCGGTGGTCTCGATGAAGGAACTGCAGCGCGCCATCGACGATCAGGCATCTGTCGTGGCTCTCCGCCCGGAGGACTACGTTGCCCGCC